GGCCAACGCCACCGCATGGGCCAGCATCTCCAAGGTCTCTTCGCAGATCAAGAAGGGCCATACCTATCAGGTGAGCTTCACCGTCTCGGGGCGGACGGCGGGAAGCGTGCAGCCCTATGTCGGCTTGTCAATGATGCACACGGCCACGGGAAGCTACATCAGCTATCCGGCTTCGACTATTTCGGACAATTTCACCACGGCCTCGGGCATCACCACTGGCGTAACGCCCTCGAACAGCGATGATCCGGTGGGCGCTTTCCGCATGTTCTGCGGCGGCGGCCAAGTTCTTCCTGATGATCCGCTGGTTTACGCCAACCAATCGGGCGCCTCGCACTTCCACCAGTTCTATGGCAATACGGGCGTTACAGCCAAGACCACGACCGCCACGCTGCGCGCAACTGGCGGAACGACATGCGGGAACGGTTCGGATCAGAACCATCCGCTCAACCGCTCTGCTTACTGGTTTCCGGCGATGATGGACGGCGTAGGCAATGTCGTTAAACCGGACACGATCAACCTCTATTACAAGCGCGATCCGGCCTCTAGCAGCCAATGCACGCTCTCGAATTCGCTGCGCACCGCGGATTCCTGCGTCGCCATGCCCACGGGGATGCACTTCATCTCGGGCTACAATTTCTCCACGGGAACCGGGGGGCCGATCGACAATGCCGCGATGCACTGGGAATGCTGGGACTGGTCCAGTGGCTCAGTCGTCATTTACGGCCCCTATGCGCATCTGAGCGATATTCAGCCAGGCGGATCGGGACACCTTTGCCCGGTGGATAGCGTGGTCGCGATGAACGCGGCGATGGCGAATTGCTGGGACGGCGTCTACCTCGATACGCCTGACCACCGGGCGCATGTTGTCTACGGCACGGGACCGATCCAGAGCGGTCAGTTCTTCCGCTCCTGCGTCGGCTCAGGCTCGGTTCCTGGGCATCCGGTCGAAATATCGAATATCGAGGTGCAGCTCTACTTCCGGGTGGATCAGGCGTTCCAGAACAAGACCTGGCATTGGTCATCGGATGAAATGGTGGCCGGCGCGGAGAAGGGTTCGACCTTCCACTTCGACTATATGAATGGGTGGTCGCCCACTGTTCAGTCCACATGGGAGGCAAGCTGCATCGACGCGCACAAGAGCTGCGGCGGCGGCAACCTTGGGGACGGCACGGCGATCAAACGCGCAGACGAGACGGCGCCTACTGGCGTTGGGAACCCCGGCGCTCCCGACAGCAACCCGCGCCATCCCGCTCGTTACCTGCCCACGGCCAAGCTCGGGCTCGGCAAGCCCTGCTCGACCAATACGACATGCACTTACGAGCTGACCGCAACCGGAGAGACCGGAGAGTTCGGCCTGATGAGCTGGGACGGCTTTACCGGCAACGTGGACAACTTCTCGGTTCAGGAGATTTCGTCAGGCCACAAGGGTCCGGTGACCGTTCACAACTAGGCCGCGAACCTCGCGACCAGCGCCTCGCCTTGGTTGCTCGCATCGTGAAGCTTCGCCAGATGCGCGCCGATCGGGCCAAGGAACCTCGCACTGAGCCGCTGGGGCACCTTGTAGCGCCGCCTCAAGTGCAGTTGCAGGGAATGAGCGATACCAGCGGGAAGCGAGACCGTGCCAACGTCGATGGTGGACAGCCCGGCGAGGTCAGCGGCTTTGACAAGGCTCTTTTCCGAGAATTGATGAAGGTGGATGGGAAGGTCCACGCTATGCCAGTCGGCGCCGAGTTTGCGGGCGAAGGGCGAGGCTGCGTTCGGGACCATGATTTTCATAAGACCGCCGTTTGCGAGCAATGTTCGAAGCTTTCCCAGCGTGCTTACCGGATCGGGAACATGTTCGAGCACATGATGCGATGTGATGATGTCGAAGCGCTCGGTCCCATGCTCATTGAGGAAGTCGTCTAGCGTACCTTCGAACACCGGAATGCCCTGTCCGCGCGCGATGGCGGCGCCGTGCGGGCTCGGCTCGATCCCCTGAACCATCGCCCCAAGCTGACGGCAGAGATTGAGGAAGTAGCCGCCGCCGCAGCCAAGGTCGAGCACGCGCTTTCCTTCGGGCAGAGGAATGCCGTCGAGATTGCCCGCGGCTTTTGCCTTGGCGATTACGGTTTCATCATCGGCTTCGGCCGCGTGGCGCTCGCCATAAGCCTCGTAGGCCGCGTCATAGAAGGCGTTGAGTTCTTCCGCGCTCGGCTGCGGATTGACGAAGCCATGACCGCAGGAAAGGCACTCGAATACGGGCCATGATCGCCCGTCATCGGGCATTCTGTTACTGAAGCCAGTAAAGCGGAGCCGGATCGAACCCGAAGCGCACACCGGGCAGGAATGAAACATCATACAGTCCTTTGCCAACCAAGCAGAGGCAATGAACCGAATAACCTAAATAAAGATCAACGGAAAGTAAACGAGCATGGCGACGCGTATCATTGAGTACGGCGGACGGGCGCGACACGGCGACTACCCGATTGTTCCGGCCACACAGAAGCTGACGGCCCAAACACCGATCACCGCAACCGGCACTTCGGCTCAGTCGTCCGCTTTCGGATCTGATACGAACATGGTGCTCGTGCAGTCCGATGAGGCCGTTTACGTCGCGGTCGGATCGAACCCGACCGCGACCACGAGCGACTATCGTCTCCAGGCCGGCGGCGAGCAGTTCTTCGACGCCCCGCCTGGCCAAAGCTGGAAAGTCGCAGTCCGCACCTAAGAGGAGGAGAGAATGTCGGCAGCAACAGGGTCGTTCAGCGGAACGGCCAACGGCGCCGACTTTGTTCCCAATCGCGCTGCCAATGAAACGGCACGCCAGTTCAACATATCGGTATGGGGAACTTTTGTCGGTACGGTGGTTCTGGAGCGCAGCTTCGATAGCGGCGCCAATTACATTCCGGTGCTGCGTTACTGCACCAACACAGCGGTGAGCTACACAGCCCCTTCAAGCGAAGTGCTCCCTGAGCCCGAGGGCGGGGTGATTCATCGGCTGCGCTGTTCAGCCTACACCTCGGGAACGATCAACTGGCGCCTTAGCGCTTAAACCAAAGACCGGCGACCCGCCTAGCGGAACCGGGGAGAGGTTAAACAAACAATGGAAAACAAGATCGGCAAGGGGAAGCCTGGGCCGGGGCGGCCGAAGGGTTCGGTCAACAAAACAACTGCCGCCGTCAAGGACATGGTTCTTCAGGCGCTCAACAACAAAGGGGGCGTTGAGTATCTGGAGCGGCAGGCCGAGGCTAATCCGACCGCCTTCCTTACGCTGGTAGGCAAGGTGATACCGCTTCAGGTTGCCGGTGATCCCGATAACCCGCTTCAGACGATCACCAAGGTGCAGTTGGTTGGCATCCGCGCAGATTGAGATTCCCGATAAGCTCATTCCCGTATTCGAGGGCGAAGCTGACGTAAGGGGATCACATGGCGGCAGGGGATCGGCGAAGTCCCGCACCTTTGCCAAGATGACTGCCGTTCGGGCCTACATGTGGGCGATGGCTGGCCGAGAGGGAATTATCCTGTGCGGCCGCCAGTTCATGAACTCGCTTGCGGATTCGTCACTTGAGGAAGTGAAGGCGGCAATTCGGTCAGAGCCGTGGCTGCTGGATCACTTTGAGATTGGCGAGACATTTGTTCGCACCAAGGATGGGCGGGTCAGCTATTCATTTGTCGGTCTTGCAAGGAACCTTAACAGCCTCAAGTCCAAGTCGCGGATACTGCTGGCGTGGATTGAGGAGGCTGAGCAGACCACCGAGGAGGCGTGGGTCAAGCTGATCCCGACGCTGCGTGAGGAAGACAGCGAACTTTGGCTCACCTGGAACCCCGAGGACGAAAAAGCCCCGACCAATAAGCGATTTCATACGAAGCTGGTCGAGCACGACGCCAGAACCAAGATCGTTGAAATGAATTGGCGGGACAACCCGTGGTTTCCCGACATCCTGGACCGCGTAAGGCTCAAGGATAAACGAGAGCGCCCGCATTCCTATGAGCATGTGTGGGAGGGCGCTTTCTTGGACGTGGTCGAGGGCGCGTATTACGCGGCATCCCTGACCGCGGCGCGCGAAGAGGGGCGGGTGGGCTTTGTCGCGGAAGATCCGCATTTTGTTGTCAAGCTGTGTGCTGACATCGGGGGCACGGGGGCAAAGGCCGACAATTTTGTATTCTGGGCTCGGCAGGACATCCAGACCGAGATTCGGTGGACGAACCATTACACTGCGCAGGGCCAACCCTTCGCGGCCCACCTCAACTGGATGCGCTCGCAAGGCTACACTCCCGATCGCTGCCTTATCGAGTTGCCGCATGACGGCGACCAACAGGACAAAGTGATCGACACGTCTTACCGCAAGGCGTTCCAAGACGCCGGCTACACGGTGAAGGTCATCCCGAATCAGGGCAAGGGCGCGGCGATGCAGCGGGTCGAGAAGGCGCGGCAGCTGTTCTCAAGAATGCGGTTTGACGAACAGAAGTGCGCTGCCGGTCTCAAAGCGCTGGGCTGGTATCACGAAAAGCGGGACGAAGAGCGCGGCATCGGGCTTGGGCCGGAGCACGATTGGGCGAGCCACGATGCAGACGCCTTCGGCACCGGCTGCGTTGCTTACGAAGAGCCGAACCTCGGCTGGTCCAAGCCGATCAAGCGCACCGCCCGCGTAGTTTAGGGAGAAACAAATGCGATACGAAGTCACTCTCCGCGGTCCTCGCGGGGAGACCGAGACCGTGTGCGTCGAAGCCGATGGCGGCGATGATGCGGCGGCGAAGGCGTTCAAAGCCTATCACATCGTCACGTCCGTTCAGCCCGCGCCCAAGAAGGCGAAAGCCAACTAATGGCCCAGATGTCGGACGAGGAGCTGCGCCAGCTCGTACTGAAGCGCAGAGCTGCGTCCGGTGGACGGTACTCGACCGCACAAACCGACGCCCGCAAGGAAGCGCTGCAATTCTATCGCGGCGACAACCTCGACCTTTACGGGGACAGCGGCGCCGGGCTCTCCACGGTTGTCTCTCGGGACACGATGGAAGCGGTGGAGTCGATGCTTCCCGGCCTCGTGAAGCCGTTCGTCGCTGGGGATGAGACGGTGCGAATGGAGCCGCGCGGCCCCGAGGATGAGGAAGCCGCCAAACAGGCGACGGAATATCTCAACTGGCGCTTCTCAAGGGACAACAACGCCTTTCGGGTGATCTACGACGCGATGAAGGACGGTCTTCTGTCCCGCCTTGGCGTGGCGAAGGTCGTTCGCGAGGAAGTCGAGGAATATGCGGTTGAGAGCTACGCGGGGATCGATGCGATCCAGCTCCAGGCGCTCAGTTCCGACAAATCATTGGAGGTGCTGGAGCCGATCATTCACGATCCGGACGCCGACCTGTTCGACGTGAAGGTGCAGGAGCTGAAGCCCTGCTCCTATTACCGCGTGTTCATCATTGCTCCGGACGAGTTCCTGCACGAGGACCGGCTTGCAACGCTGGATGACGCGACGTTCCTTGCGCACAAGTCGAGAAAGCCGGTCGGCGATCTCATTGCGATGGGTCTCGATAAGAAGAAGTGCAACCAGCTGAAGGCCGCGGATGCCGATGGGCTGGAGCGCGAAGAGCGGTTTCGCGGGGATGATAGCGAGGAGCAGCTTGGCGTTGATGACCTCGCCCGTGTCGTCGACGTGCTCGAAGCCTATATCCGCTGCGATTACGAGAAGCGCGGGACTTTAAGCTGGCGCAAGGTGCTGATCGGCGGGGAGGGGTCGGAAAGCGTTCTCCTGTCGAACGAAGAGGTTGAAGACCACCCGTTCGTCGCATGGACGCCCATTCCGCTGCCGCACAAGCTTGTCGGGCTGTCGATCCATGACGTGACCCGCGACATTCAGATGCAGAAAACGGCGCTCGTCCGCGAGATGCTGAACAACATTTACCTAACCAATCGGCCCCAGAGAGAGGTTGTCGAGGGCCAGGTTAATATCGAGGACATTCTCAACCCATCGGTTGGCGGGATTATCCGGGTGAAGGCACCGGGAATGATCCGCGATGCGGTCGTTCCGTTCGTTGCCGAGAAGGCTTACGGCCTCATCGAATATCTGGATGGCGTGAGAGAGCAGAGGACCGGCTCGACCCGCTACAACCAGGGCATGGACGCGGACTCGCTCAACAAGACCGCGACCGGCATTTCGATCATTCAGAACGCCTCGACACAGCGGGCCGAATTGGTCGCACGGCAGTTCGCCGAGTTCCTTCGCGGCGTGTTCGAAAAGCTTCTCGCGCTGGTTTCGACGCATCAGGACAAGGCCGAAGTCATCCGCCTTCGTGGGCAATGGGTCGAGATCGACCCGCGCGAGTGGAAGAACGGTTTCGACATGTCTGTCGCAGTCGGATTGGGCACGGGCAACAAGGATCAGATGATCGCCCACCTCACCAATTTGCTCGATATCGACAATCAGATTGTCGAGCTTCAGGGCGGGGCGAACGGGCCTCTCCTGACAATGGAAAATGTCTACGAGAAGCTGAAGCGCATGGTCGAGGCGATGGGCCTCAAGGGCGTGGAGAGCTATTACACCGACCCGAAGAGCAGCGGGGAGCAGCCGGAAGAGCCGCAGGCCGATCCGATGTCTGACCCGACCGTCATCAAGGCGCAAATCGACGCACAGGCGAAGATCGAAGTCGCAAAAATCGGGGCGGAAAAGGACATCATCATCGCGCAGATGACGCCGCCGCCCGCGTTGACGATCGATCCGAGCGACGATCAGGCCGAAAATCAGCCCGCAGAGCCGCAGCAGGAGCCCGAAGGCCAAGAGATACCGCCGGAGGCTCTGGACGCGCTCACGGCACACCTGGCGGCTTCTCAGGGGCCAATGCCTGATGAGATGGGCGCATGAGCGACATCGAAGCCCGCGCCAACGACGCAAGGGCGCTCAAGGATAACCCGCTGCTGACCGAAATTCTCGACGGGATCGAGAAAGCGGCGGTTGATGCGTGGGTGGGGACGCCAGCACAGGATGGGGCACAGGCCCGTGAGTTCGCGTGGATGCTCTGCAAGGCCGCTGGCCGCATCCGCGTCGAGATCCAGTCCGCGATTGACGACCAGAGGATTTCAGCGAGCCGCCTGACCGCGCCGCTGCGCTAGAGGGTGGGACATGAAGGCACTGCTCAACAGATTGCGGTGCCTGTTCGGCGCCCACGACATACTGCTGACAGAGAAGAGCATGGAGATTTTTGGTCCCGGTCAGTGGTCACGCCACTGCCAGCGTTGCTCCAAACACTTCGGTTAGATTGGATGCCCCGCTTGGATTCGAACCAAGGCTGACGGCTTCAAAGGCCGATGTCCTACCGCTAGACGACAGGGCAAACTCAGAAACGCCCCTGAGCTATCACGATTTCATAACAAAAGGAATATCTTATGTCTGAAGCGGTGACGCCGGAAACGGCAGCCGTTGACGCGCCCGTGTCAATGGATTCGATTATCGAAGAGATTGCATCGGGAAACGCCGGGGAGAGTGACGAGCTTTCCTCAGTGGTCGAGGAACTAGAGGGGGGCCAAGCCGAAGAGGCAGCCGAACCCGAAGAGGACGCGACCGAAGCCGTCGAAGAGCAAGAGGAAACTGCCGAGGAAGAGCCTGAAGCAGAGGATGCGCCGGAACCAACCTACAAGGTCAAGGTGAACGGCGAAGAGGTGGAAGTACCTCTGTCCGAACTGACGAAAGGCTACAGCCGCGAGCAGGATTACACGCGCAAGACGATGGCCTTGGCCGAGAAGGAGCGAACCCTTCAGAGCCAGTTTGCGAGTGAATTGAAGCAGGCAACCGACCTGTTCGAAGCGTTGGACCCCATATTGAGCGAAGCCAGGAACATCGACTGGCAAGCGCTCGCGCAGAGCGATCCCGCCACCTACGTCCAGTTGAAGGAAGCCGTCGATCAGCGACGTGCCGCCGTCGATATGGCGAGAGCGAAGATCGCCGAAGCGTCGAAGGGGAATCCCGAAGCCGATGCGGCCCAAAAAGCCGAGGAAGCCCAGCGGGAAACGGAAGCCCTCATCAAGGCGATGCCGGAACTGGCTGACCCCGAGAAGTTGAAGGGCTTTGCCACGGAGGCGGTGAACTACCTTCGTGGGTCAGGCTTTGAGGATGGCGAGATCGCCGACCTCATCGACCACCGGGCATTGACCATTATCGACAAGGCCCGCCGTTACGACGCCATCGAAAAGGCCAAAGCCGAGTTGCCGGCTAAGAAAGTCGTTCCGAAGTCAAAGGTCAAACCGATGAAGTCGGACGCCTCGGATTCCTCGCGACCCGCAAAGCGCATCCCCGCCAACGCCTCGCGCGACCAGCGGATTGCGCACGTCCTTAATGAGTTTTTCGAGGAATAAACGAACAATGGCAATTCTCACCAACACGTTGCTGACGTTCTCCGCGATCGGCAACCGCGAAGATCTTCTCGACAAGATCTACAACATCAGTCCGGTCGAGGTTCCGCTTCAGGCGATGGCCGACGAGACCACGGCGAAGGCGACGCTGCACGAATGGCAGACGGAATCGCTCAACGCCGCGGCTGCGAACGCTCAGCTCCAGGGCGACGACATCAGCTTTGGTGCCGCGATCCTGACCACCCGCGTCGGCAACCGCACGCAGATTTCCCGCAAGGAAGTCATCGTGTCGGGTACGCAGGAGGCGGTGGACAAGGCTGGCCGCAACTCGGAAATGGTGCGTCAGATGGCCAACAAGCGGGCCGAGCTGAAGCGCGATGTCGAGTTCGTGCTCTGCTCCAACCAAGCGCCCGTGACCGGCAACTCGACCACGGCTCCGCAGCTTCGTCCTCTGCTTTCGTGGTACGCCACGAACGTCTCGGGCGGCACCGGCGCGGCCAACGGCACTTCGACTACTGCCCGTACTGACGGCACGCAGCGCACTTTCACCGAGGCGCTGATGACCGGCCAGATGCAGAATGCCTGGGTGGCTGGCGGCAAGCCTTCGATCGCTCTTTGCGGTCCGAAGCAGCGCGCGGTCATCTCGACGTTCAGCGGCGGCGCGACGAAGTTCTACAGCATCGAGGACAAGAAGCTGACCTCGACCATCACCGTCTATGACGGCGATTTCGGCACGCTGAAGATCGTTCCGTCGCGCTTCGTGCGTAACGCTGCGAACAGCACTGACCGCGAGGTTCATCTGCTCGACCCGTCGCTGATCGCCATTGCGTACCTTCCGGGCCGCAAGTTCAAGTCGATCGACGTTGCGGTCACTGGCGACGCCATGAAGGGCGCGGTGCTCAGTGAGTACACGCTCGAGGTTCGGAACGAGACTGGCAACGCGCTGGTCGCGGATCTGACCTAACCTCAGTCAAATTCTGACTGACCTTGGAGGGGTCGGGCCACGCGCTCGGCCCCTCTTTCTTTTGGGGGTGCTTGATGCCGGTCGAAAAGCTCACTTCCGACAGCAATGGCGCAATCCGGGAGGAGTTTCACTTCGACCACGCCGACCAGACGGTTTCCGTTACCCAGACGCAGGATGACGCCCCGGTTCGCGATTATGTGCGGCAGAAGCGCCTCGACGGCGCGCGGTACGTCGAAGGCATGGGTTACGAGATCGCGACCCTGCCGGAAGCGCTGTGCGTTTCCTACGGCCTCGACCGGGGCCTTCCCAATGGCTGGTACTACCGCCCCGAATATAATGACGAGCTGCGTAAGCTGATCGCGCTCGCCAGCGACTTCAACCCGCACGGGAAGTCGATGTGATTACGACCTATGCCGAGCTTCAGACGGCGGTCGGAAACTGGCTCAACCGCTCGGACCTGACCGCGCGCATCCCAGAGTTCGTAGCGCTTGCGGAGGCGAGGTTCCGCCGCAAAATAGAGGACCTCGACCAGCGCGAGACGGCATCGATTGTCCTGACCAACGGCGTCGGGTCATTGCCCGCCGACTTCGGCGGCTTTGTCGCGGTGTCGAGTTCGACCATCGGGCGGATTGAATATGTGTCCGTCGCGCAGTTCGTTGATTATCAGTCGTCGAGCGGCGATCCGATCGTGTTCACGCTTACCGATGGGGAAATTCGCACGCTCCCTGCCGCCTCCGGTTCCGTGAGCATCGTTTACAAGCAGGCGCTTCCGTCGCTTTCCAACTCCGTCACGACCAACTGGCTGCTTGATCGCGCACCGGACATCTATCTGTTCGGAACGCTGGTTCATGCCGAGTTCTATGGTTGGAACGACGAGCGGCTTCCCCTTATCAAATCCGCGCTCGATGAGATGCTGGGCGAGCTCACGGCGGATATCGAGCGCAGGCTCTACGGATCCTCCCCGCTGTTCCCGAGGATCGGACGCACCTGATGCGCCTGCTATTTGGGAATTACGAGCCCGACAAGCCGCCATTTCTGTCTGATGGCCTGCAAACGGCAAGCAACGTGTACAAGTCCGCGATCGGATGGAGGCCGGTCGGGCAATTCACCCCTCTGACGACCGCGCTCGCTTCAAAGCCCCTGGGTGCGGGTACGTTCACCTCTCCCGCCGGCGTAACCACGATCATCTCAGGCACATCCGACAAGCTGTATCGCGGCTCAGCGACGGGCTGGACACAGATTGGAACCGGCTACGCCACCGGAGCGACGGGGCGGTGGAGGTTCGCTCAATTCGGCGGCCTCGCAATTGCCACGAACGGCGTCGATCCGATGGTCAAGATCGACCTCGACACTTATGCCGTGGCGAACCTCGGCGGCTCCCCGCCCAAGGCGAA